CTGCTGTTCGCGAGTTCGGCACAGGGGCAACCCGTGACCTCGACGCCAACAAGCTCGACTTCGAAGGCTTCCTGAGCCCCCTCGTCCTCGAACGGTACGCCGAGCACATGCACAAGGCGCGTCGCATGCCTGACGGCTCGATGCGCGAGAGCGACAACTGGCAGCTCGGTATTCCCATGGGCGTCTACATCAAGAGCCTGTGGCGGCACTTCTTTGCCGTGTGGAAGCTCTGGCGTGGTGGCACCGTAACCGAGGTCGTCAAAGGCGAGACCATCGTGAAGGACTTGGAGACCGAACTGTGCGCTGTGCTGTTCAATGCCAGCGGCTTGCTCCACGAGCATCTGAAGGCCAAGAAGAATGGTTGAGTACAAGAACAACCCCACGGTCTGTTGTGTGCTGCTGTGGCTCCAAGAACGGGGCCTCGTTCTGATCAGACGTGGTCTGCCTGACGGCTACGGACAGCTGGCCCTCCCGGGCGGCTTCCAGAACCACGGCGAGCAAATGCACGTCGCTGCTGCACGTGAGCTGTTGGAAGAGACCGGCATCTCGGTCGATCCTTGTGACCTCATGCTCTCCAGTGGTGGCACCGATCAATACGGTCACAACGTCCTGTTCTTCACGTGCACCAAGCCATTGCATGGCCCTGCCTACTTCACCCACGACGACGAGGTGTTGGAAGTGGTCACCGTCAAGGAACCAGTGGACACCGCGTATCCTATGCACACCCAAGCAGTTCGGGACTTCCTTTCTTAATGGCCTGCACAAGTAGCACTGACAGTCACGGCACGACCTACACCATCGACAAAGAAGACGCAGTGCGCACCCCGGGAGGACAATACCGTCCCGGGTGTCCTGCTATCGAGGTGTGGTGGAGCCGCAACGGCAAGAAGGCAGACGAGACCCTAGTCATTCGTCAGGAGTATCCAGACCGGAGCACTGCTGACGTTCTGGAGCTTACGTTCGGTCAAGTCTACGACCTGATCCAAGCTCTCAATAAGTCCGTGGAGGCTGCATGAGCAGCAACATCCCGAAGGCCAAGCGACTACTGCAGGCCGCATTAGCCGCTGCCGAGATTGACAACGTGATCCCGCTCACGACAGCCATTGAGCAAGCCTTAGCTCTGATGGACCGCAAGAAGCCTACCTACGTGGCACCGCGCGTCGTGAAGGCGCTCACGCGTCGCCAGAAGCAGAAGGCACTGGAGATGCGCAAGACCGGCATGTCGCAGAAGGACATCGCGATGCGTCTGGGCACCATTGGTGGTCGCATCTCTGAAGCACTAGCGGAGTTGGAAGATAATGCTGGTTGAATGGGGAGACTATGAGCCTCCGAAACTGCGCATCCAAGAACTTGCTGAGATGGAAGAGCTGCTGACCTCCGTCGAGGAAGACGAGAAGACTGAAGAGGTCGATGACCTACCGGCTAACGGAGGTTGACACTTCTGACGAGGACGTTGCCGACACTATCAGAGAGCTGCACACCGAAATCTTCGGAGACAGTGCTCCTCAGGTTGACCCCGAGCGTGGCTTTTGGTGGCTGGCTTTCGAAGCTTCTCGCGGACGAGAGCTTGCCGGTTTCTGCGGGCTTACCCCCACCTACGCCGATCCGTCGCTCGGTTACCTCAAGCGAGCTGGAGTGCTTCGGGCCCATCGTGGCCAAGGCCTGCAGAGACGCTTTGTCCGCGTACGTGAAGCTAAAGCGCGAAAGCTCGGTATGCGCGGGCTCGTCACGGACACCTCGGACAACCCCTCGTCAGCAAACAACCTGATCGCGTGTGGCTACCGCATCTTCCGGCCCGCAAAGCCGTGGGGGTTCGACCACACCATCTACTGGAACAAGGACATCACTCAATGAGCACTAACCTGGAAGACCGTCGTCGCGTAACGGAGCCCAACCACATCCGCACTGTTGAAGTGCAGTCGCTGGACGCCCTGATCCGCATCGACGAGACGCTGACCTCCATCTTGGAAGGCATGCGACACCTAGCGAAGCAGCTGAAGACCCCGGAGCCAGCGGCGCCTGAAGAGACCCCCGCTCCGAAGGCCAAGGTCCGCAAGTGAACGAAGAAGCACAGGCCCTCGCAGAGCGTCTCGGTGAAGTGATCGAGGAGTTCAGCGAGGCCAACACCATCACCGCCTACGACGCGCTTACGGCCCTCGAATACACATACGCCTGTGTCGAGCGCTACAGCGACGACGCTCCGCTGCCCCACAAGATGCACTGATGTTCTTCGGCATCCTCTCTAACCACCTGCTCGACATCGTCGGCATTTTCCAAATCATCACCATCACCATCAAGATCACACGGGGTCACCCTGTGCGTCGTTGGTTTTTCTGAAGGGACTACACATGAGCTTTATCTCGAAAATCTTCTCGGACGCCCGCAAGGTCGTGAACTCCTATGTCGGTGACGATGCCTTCCTGAAGGGTGTCGCTTCGGCTGCTGCCAACGTGACTGCTGCAGATGGCAAGATCGAAGAAGACGAACAGGACGCTGCCATCGCTGGCATGCAGGGCAATGCCCTTGTCTCGGCCTCGTTCAACTCCACCCAGATCAGCGATGCATATGGCATGGCGTTGATCCGCGCAAAGACCCGTGCTGGCCGCATGGAGAACAAGCGATACATCGAAGCCCTCGTGAGCCGTGATGCGACCGTGCGTCAGGACGTGTTCCTGATTGCGGCGGACGTGGCGGATCAGGGCGGCATCGGTGATCAGGAAATGGTCGTGCTGCAGGACATCGGCAAGCTGCTGAACCTCGACGCGAACAAGCTGCTCGCCTGAGCCTTATACGCACTCGCGTATATCTGGGTTTTATACGCACACGCGTATAGCCAACGCATCACAGGGCGGTCCTTCGGGGCCGCCTTTTTGCATTTATGGAGACTGCTTCCTTGTTGAATGAAACGTTCTGGCTCGCGCTGGCGAGTATCATCTGGATCGACCTTCTGCTCTCTGGTGACAACGCCGTCGTCATTGCGCTCGTCTCGAACCGCCTCCCTGCCAACCAGCAGAAGTGGGGCATCATTGGCGGCACCGTGGCGGCCATCGTGCTCCGCGTGGTGATGTCGTTCTTCGCTGCCCTGCTCCTCGGTGTCCCCGGGCTCTCCCTGATCGGCGGCCTGTTCCTCCTTCACGTGGCCTATGGGCTTGTCTCGGGCGACGATGAAGGCAAGGAGCCCAAGGTTGGCTCTATCACCCTCACCGCTGCCATCGGCACCATCGCGGTAGCTGACGCATCCATGAGCCTCGACAACGTTCTGGCGGTCGCTGCGCTGGCACACGGCTCCCTGTTCCTCATGGTGTTCGGCGTGCTCCTCTCGATCCCGCTGGTCATCGCGGGCGCCGCAATCATCAGCAAGGTCATCGCTCGCTTCCCTGTCATGACATGGGCTGGCGCTGCGCTGCTCGGCTGGGTGGCTGGTGGCATCATCGCGGCAGACCCGTGGTCATTCGGTGCTAACCACTACGTGGCTTCGGCTATCGGCGTGGTGGTGGTGATCGGCCTCGGTCTGATCAAACGCTTCCGCCCAGACAGCGACGCCTAAGAGTACGATATAGCCCGCAGGAAGCTGCGGGTCCTCGTCGGCTGCGAGTTCAGCGGGCGAGTGAGAGACGCGTTCAGGGCCAAGGGACACGATGCGTGGTCGTGTGACCTTGAGCCCGGGAACAGCAAGTATCATTTGCAGCAAGACGTTCTCACCGTCCTCGATAGAGGATGGGACCTAGGCATATTTCATCCACCATGCACATTCCTCGCCAACTCCTCGTCGAAGCATTTGTACATCGACGGCAACAAGGAGAATGGCCGCGATCCCTCTCGATGGCACCAGCTGCATCAGGGCGCGAAGTTCTTTAGGACGCTTTGGGAGACCGAGGCCATCGACAAGGTGGTCTGCGAGAACCCCATCATGCTCGGCTACGCCAAGGACATCATTGGTGACGAGCCCGCACAGATCATCCAGCCGTGGATGTTTGGTGACCCCTACACCAAGCGCACGTGCCTCTGGATACGTGGTGTCGATCCGCTGATCCCAACGTACCCCAAGTGGGACGACTGCAGGCAGGCCCTCGGGCTCCCTGTGGACGCCAAACCGAAAGCTGAAGTTCACTATGCCGCTCCCGGTCCAGACCGCTGGAAGAAACGAAGTCTCACATATCCCGGCATCGCAAGCGCCTTCGCTGACAACTGGGGCTGAGTGTCCCAATGAGCACCACGGCTGCAAGATCACCTGCTGCTGTGGTGGCGACATGGAGAACCACGAGAACCCAATGAACTGCGGGCACTCGCCGGTCTCGATGCACGACTATTACTGCACGCGTGACTAAGGACGAGAAGGAGCTGTGTGCTCTCGGCTGGAAGCTCATCGAGCTGAAGGTCGCCTACTATAAACCGGAGGTCGTTCATGAGAGCCGTGTTAAAGAGCTTACGCTTAGCGATGATATCTATGACGCCATGGAGATCCGTTACCTGGAGCTGATCCGCAAGCTGCGCCCCAAGTATGCGAAGAAGTGGAAGGACACCCCGGGCATGGGCGTGTACCCGCTGAACTCCGTGGTGCACAAGGGCTACCCCGGATACGAAGACATGATACAGGCGCCCAATACGCCGATGATGGAAGTCGACGTGAAGCGTCCCAGCGTCCAGCTGGTGATGTCGAAGCTTAGCCAGCCCAAGTGAAAAAAAAGCCCCCCAAGGGAACCCTAATTAAGGGCGCCTTGGGGGGCTTTTGGTTAGGCCTTCGGGGCCCGGGGATCGCCCGGGAGGAAGGTCGTCTTCGCGTTGGACGTATCGGCCACAGTGACCGGCATAGGCGCCACAGCGAGCGCTTCGGCTACTGCAGTGAGACCTACGGCCTCTGCAGGCGTCTGCGCGGCAGCAATGAGCTGGTGAGCGAGGCTGTCGATGTAGGCCTGAGCGTTGGCCAGTTCGGCCTCAGCGGACACACGGGCTGCGTGGACAGCAGCGTGATCCTTGGCCAGATCAGCAACCTTGCCGACCGCCGTGTTGAGCTTGGAGAAATCGAGGGCCATTAGGCACTCCTTATTGAGACGCAGGGACCTTGCGGTAGCCAGCGCGTGTGATGACGAACTCAGCATCCACCACAGCGCCATTGGCGGGGATGAAGGACAGCCGAGGATTGAGGGTGCCGCCATTGGCCGCCAGTGCAGACGGAGGAGCCCTGAGGACACCTCGGAACGGCACGGTCAGCGTGGTAGCGTCCTGAGCCGAGATGGACATGGCGGTGAAGCCTGAGGTGTTCGTTCCAGCCGCGAGGGCCATGCCTGAGATGCCTGTGCACTTGTTGACGAGCACTTCCATCCAAGCCTCGAACATGTCGCCAGCGAGGCCACCAGCGGGAGTGATGTTCTGGCTGAGGTTGTCTGCGGTGTTCGCCGTAGCGGTGCCCTGCATGACAATCTTCTGCGCGTCGTTGCCGTCCAGCGTTGTCTTGCTGGATGTGCGGGTGAGCCCGTTGGCGCTTTGGAAGAACGTCCAGCTCGGCGCAGTGGTCGTGCCACCAGCGAAAAACGGATTGAGATACAGGTTCTCTGCAGGAGCCGTGGGTGGCGCGTACAGGATGTCCGTAGCGACAATCAGCGAAGCGACCTTGGGAGCCACGAGGGCGGCCATGAGCTGCGCACCGGGACCATTGGGATGCTTGCCGTCAGCCTGCAGCTGGGTAGCCGGGTTGGTAATGGCAGACGCGGTGTCCACTACGGTCACGTCGGTCTGCGACATGATCCACGCGTTCAGCGCGACCCGTGTGGCTTCCTGCTGCGTCGTGAAGGGAACACACGGGATCACCGTGCAGGCCACGACCTTCGCACCAGCCGCAATGAGCTGGTCATAGATCGAGCGCAGGTTGGGCGTGATCTGCCCTACCGTGCGGCCATTGGCGCCGATGTCGTTCGTGCCAACCTTGACGACGACGACCTTGGGCGCCTCAGCGATAACGTTGGAGATGCGCGCGAGCAGCTGGTCGGTGATGTTGCCGACGACGCCTTGGTTCCAGCCAGTGGGGCCGAGACCGTTGGAGCCGATGGCGCGACCGAAGAACCGGCCACGTGTCAGGTATTGCGTCCAGTCTGCGTAACCGGGGAAGCCTCGGTTCGCCGTAATGCTGTCACCGAAGTAGACGATACGGGAATGGAGAGGAAGCAGCGTAGGACCCGGGCCACTCCCGCCACCAGACGACGACGGGAGCCAGAGACCTTTGTGACCACCAATGGACGGGACGCCGGGTACATTGAGCCCGTGACGCATTACGAGGTCACAAGGACTGCGACTGTCTGCGTACCGGAGGCAACGATGCCGTAGATGTCTTGGGTGGTAGTGAGGGTGATGCTTGCGCCAGCTACGCCCGGGAGCGGAAAGCCTGTCGCTGCGGTGACACCGGGGCCACCAATGAACACCTGCGTGGTGCCTAGGTTCTCGATAGTAATCTCGTCAACCCCCGCCTTGCCCGGGAGTATCTTGGTGGCAGTGGTGCCGACCGATACCTGGGAGGTCGAGAAGTTCTCACTCAGCGTCTTCACGTCGAGCCTTTCGTTCGTTCTTGATTTTGTAGTAGAGCTGCACGGCGATCCAGATGCCGCCCATGCACGCCACAACGAATTGGACGTATGGGTTGATGGTCTGAAGCCAGAGCGGTGACGTGATTGCTACGCCAGCGCCTGCAGTAGTCGCGGTTTCCATTAGGTTCTCTTTGACCACAGCTGTGATACTCCGCTGACGAGCGCAGACGCGCCGCCAATACCGAACATCCAATTGACAATGATGCGTCCGAACTCGGCCTGCTCGGCGGGCACCTTCAGCACGGTCCACTCGAGACCGGGGAAGATGGAGACGATGTAGACGCAGGCGTGATAGGCCAGCACAGGGAAGACGCCGAGGCTCCACGCCACCCACCAGATCGGATGGGACATAGCGTTGATGGTGACAGCCTGCATGGACTGCACACGCGCAAGCTCGGCCTGAACGACAGCGATGGAGACTTCCTTGCCATTGGTATTGCCAATGCGGAATTGCTCCAGCGCGTTGTCCTGCTTCTTGTTGAGGTAGGTCAGGAGGCCGTTGAGGAAGCCCGGGAGCCCAGTGAGCAAACTGAACAGGAAGCTCACTTCGGGGTCTCCTCGGTCTTCACTGAGAGGCCCGTGATCAGGAACATGGCGAGACGGATTATGATCTTGGCAACGCCAGCGGTCGCAAGGATTTCAGAGGCGTGCGAGCCGACTACAGGGAGGTTGCTAAGGTCTACCGCGCCGATCTGATCGAGCGCTTCGGAGAGACCTCCGAGCACCACGAGGATAGCGCCAGCCTGCGCGAGCCGTGAGGCACGGAGGCGGCTGAATGCATGACGGAACATGCTTATGTCTTTCGAGGTTGGGTGATACGGCGGAAGAACCCAGCGACCGCGTCGATGATTCCTACGGGAGCCGCAGGAGCTGCTACGGGCTTGGTGACACCAGCGGGAGCCGCAGGGTGTTCATTGGCCACGTGGGCTTCGGGAGTTGACGGCAGGCCCATCTCAATGGAGCTGTCCAAGGCCATCATCGCGAGGATCAGGCCAGCGCAGCCGAGCTGACTGTCAACGGTCTTGGGATCATAGACGTGATCGCGGATGTACTTGCCGGACTTATACTGATCCGTACCGGACCAGATGTAAGGCGAAGGGACGCCACGTGTGTAATAGCCGAGGCCGTTGTACTGCTCCAAGAGAGCCAACGTTCCACCAGGTGTCCAGTCCTTCCACTTGGAAGCATAGGGCGCGCAGTTCTTCAGCGCGTCGAGTGCAGCTTCCTTGAACGACGTGAACGGGCCACGACCGATGGGAACGATGGTTGTCTTCTTCGACCACACCTGCCCGTTGGCGATGTTGGCACCGAAGGAGCCCGAGGCTTCACGTTGGTGAATGACGGCAATGACGAACCAAGGGACGCCAGTGAGCGCCGAGAGTTCGCGATAGATGCTCTTGTTCGCCACAAGCTTCTTTGCGACGGACGTAAACGCAGGGCCTTGCGTGAGCTTAGCACGGCCCCAGCGGGCGGCATTTTGTGCCACCAGCGCCGAGATGTTGATTGTCGTGTCTCCTTAGGAAACGGTGACGCCGAGTGCTGCGGCGATTGCCTGCAGCTGCGCCATGAGTTCAGCGTTAGTCGGAGGCGTGTTTACTGGCGTAGGCGGTGTTGGCATTGGAGGCGGAACGTACGGGTCAGCCACACCACCAGCTGCTACCCAGTCCAAATAGGTCTGGTAGTAGGTGTTGTCTGGCTCTGGAGGAAACATCAGGCCGTCAGATGTGCGCATGATGCCATTATCGAACAGCTTGTAGTCAGCCATTGATCAGCTTCATGTCGCTTGGCGCGGCCAATGCACGCTCGTTGATCGAAACCATTTCGTTACGGAAGCTCTCCACGGCTGCACCAGTCTGGCGCTGCATCTGAGAGTTCTCGATAAGAAGTGCGGGGATGAAAGCGTCAGCGCAGCCGAAGTGATTCATCTGCTCGCCCGTGTTCGGGTGAGTGCCCATAACCTGCATCCACAGGGAGCAGTTATGTTCGATGACACACTCACGGCAGCTCTTTGCAAAGCCGGTGCGATGACATCCGACATCCTTCGGAGGAAGGTTGTTCATTAGTCTTTCTGCGCGATGATGAAATCCACATACTGGATGTTCATCGTTATGGGATGGGAATGTGCACCGCCGCCGCCGTTGGTCGTACCACCAGCCATGCTGTTGCCACCCTGCATGTAGTTCGAGTAGGTGACGTTGCCTGCGGGACCACCAAAGTAAGCCATCTGGGTGTTGGTCGTTGCGAGCGGATAGCTATTGATCACCACGCCACCCCAGCCAGCACTAGCACCCATCGGGTAGTAGTAGCCGCCGTTGTTGTTCGGATAGACGGTGATGGTGCCTGACACCGAGACGCCAAGGTTCGGCACTTCAGCTGCGGTCAGCGTGTGCGCACCTACCGTGGTCTGAGCCATGACGGTCGAGAATGCGTTGGTACCGCCTGCCCCAACGGAGCCTGAGACGATCCTGAGCGCCTTGTCGTTGTGCGTGGCGTCCTTCGTCCAACCCGTGGGAGCCGCCGTCTGCTGGAAGAGCATACGGGTGCCAGCGGGGAAGCCTGAGGTGAGAGCAGCGGTAGCGCTGGCCGCAGCATTGACTTCGCTCGTGTGAGCATTGGTCTCGCTGGTGGCTGCAGCGGTTGCCGAGGCAGCAGCGTTGTTCGCGTCTGTCAGAGCATTAGCGGCCCTGTTGGTCGCGAGGTTCGCCTGCGTGGTCGCAACGCCAGCCTCAGTGGTGGCCGTGGTGGCCGAGGTGGCAGCATCGGTAGCGCTGGAGGCCGCCGCAGTAGCACTGGAGGCCGCGTTGGTCTCGCTCGTGTGCGCGTTGGTTGCCGACGTGGCAGCATCGGTAGCGGACGCAGCGGCATTGTTAGCCTGCGTGGTCGCAGTGGCGGCCTTGTTGGTCGCGATGTTCGTATTGGTCTGGGTCTGGGCAGCGTTGGTCTGCACCTGCGCCGCAAGGGCGTCAAGGCTCTCCAGAATGGCGCTCTCTTGCGACAGGTAGTCGTAGAGGCCGCCGTCTTGGAAGAACGAGCTGGGAGCTTGGGAGGTGGCGTTGTTGCCGGGGCTATCGTTACTCTCGACGGTACCTGTGGTGACCACGGGGCCATCGGTAAAGAACGAGGACGGCGTGTTGGACTGCGGGCCGGGGCCGGTCTCATTGTTGACCACGGTCCCCTCGCCCACGACACCACCATTCGTGAAGAAGGAGCTGGGAGCCTGTGAAGGCGTGGTGCTCGACGGTCTATCGTTCGATGTCACCACAGCCGTGTCATAGGTCTCCCCATCCGTGTAGAATGAGGAGGTTGTCATTACCAATCGTATCCGTCGTCATTGCCAATGGGCAGCGCGGGCGCCATTACGGCATCCGCAGTCAGCTCGTCGGCGTCAGCCTGATCCTGAAGGAGCTTGGTGATCTGGCCGTATCGAGCTTCGAACTTGGGGCCACGCTCGTCGTCCTGCAGGTAGTCCGCAGCTGCCGAGAGCGCACCGTAGAGCACAGCGTCCCATGCGACCTTCAGACACGTGTTGGTGTCGGTGTCGGCATTGAGAGCGGAGAACTCGGCGTAATAGTGAATGAGGACCTGTGAGCCGATACCTGGTCGTGGACCTAGTATCCAGCTGCCGCCCTGTCGGGTGAACATGCGCGGCGTCATGCCGGGCACTTGGCTTTCACGCATGACCCTTGTGAGGTCTGAACGCATCAGCTCGTATTCGAGGACACCATCGTTGTCGGTATCCACCATGATCGCGATAAGCTCCAGCAGGTCCGAAGGGATCGCGAGCTTCGTGTAGGTGTCAGGGATGGTGTAAAGGATTTGCTTTTCCATGAAGGGAACGCGAAGCTCCCTCTGGATGCGCATTATGCTCTGGTTGATGAAGGTGGTGAGCAGCGCGTCGTTCTTATTGATTACGTTGTTGTTGAGAAGACCCTTGAATTGGGCCTTCAGTTCTCCAAGGGTCATCTCGTCTCAAATGCGTTTAGAAGTCAGAATGAATTTGTCGAGTGCATACTTGCGCAACATCTGCACCGTCTCTGAGATAGGTGCATTCATGACGTCGAAGTTGTAGTTGAACAGTAGGTCGTCAACGACGGCCACTGGCACTGCAGCAACGTGAAGGAAGTCTCCGGTAGCATCGAGCTTGCCCGTCTGCAGATTGGCCATCTCGGCCAGCCACCAGTCTGGGATTTCTTGCTCGCGCTTGATGATCAGGTCGCCATTGCTCATGTCTTCGTCGAAGGAGATGAGCGTGTCGAGAACGTTGGTCTCGTAGAAAGTTTCAGCTGACATAAATTCTCAAAGGAAAAAAAGGAGACCCCGGGTAATTCCCGGGGCCCCCAGTTTGGCTTAGAAGCCGGTAGCCGCTTCAACGATGAGCGTCGAAGCCTTGAAGTTCTTGTGCTTGAGCGAGAACTCGCCCAGCAGCTGAGCCTTCGTGCTATCGCCGGTCTTCGCGAGGTCCTTCTTCGCCCACGGGCGCAGAGTGACGTTCGTCCACTGATCGGGTTCGTAGATCAGGGTGTTGCCGGTCTTCAGGAAGCGGTTGATCTCCACCTTCTGCTCACCGAACGGCGAGACGTAGAGGTTGACCACGTTGACGATGGTCTTCGCGTCCTTGCCCTGAATGGTGCGGTAACGGCCAGCAGCCGCAGCGAAGCCAGCGAGCACGACCGAGTTATCCGGGGTCACCTGAATGCGCGACGGATCAGCACCGTTGTTGTAGGCGGTCTTCAGCGCCTTCACGAGGTTCGCCTCATCGAGCGGCTTGGAGCCGTCGTTGGCGCCCGTGTAGATCACGCAGGAGCTGTCGATCTGACGCTGCACGCCAGCCATGGTCGAAGCCACGGTCTTGGAGCCAGCGGCCTTGTCACCAGCCTTACCAACCAGAGCGTACTCGCGGTCACGCTTGACCTGAGCAGCCGTCTTGGCCATCTGGTAGGCGAACTCACGCTTGCGGCCATACGAAGACACAACGTCCGCACGATCAGAAACCTGAATGGCTTCCTGAAAGATTTGCGTGTAGTTGTTGCGCATCACGGTCGGGCTGAGGGTAGCGAACGCAGCGTCCGCGCCTTCAACAGCGGCGTTGTCTGCGACGTCGCGCAGGCTATCTTCCTGCCACTGGAACAGCGGCTGGGTGACCTTCTCGTTGCCGATACCCGACTGCATCGGGGTCTTGCGCGGGGTCAGGTTGGTGATGACGTTGGAAACGTTTTCCTTAACGCCGACGAGGTCGAAAGAAGTAAACTGGGGCATATAAAAAATGTCTTCTTGAAAAGTGTTGGTATCAGTCGAAGAGAGCTTCGAATGCGTCGATTGCGTCGTTCACAGTGCCGGTCTTCATCGCCTTGGCAGCAGCCTGTTTGGCGGAGACGGATTTGGCACTTCCGCGAGTGGCGGGAGCGGACGCGCTGTTCTTCACAATCTTCGTCGGGGTCTTGTTGACCTTCTTGGTCACGACCTTCGACGCACCACGCGAGAACTGCATGGCCATGTGGAGGATTTTGATAGCTGCCGGATCGGTGATGTTGTTCACCATCTCCGCAGGGACACCCTGATTGCTCGCGAAGGAGCGGATGTCGTTGTAGAGAGCTTCAGTCCAGCCCTTGATGTGGTGAGGGCTTGCGGTGTCATTGATAGCCCTGAGGGCATCACGGGCCGCTTCCTGTCGCATCTTCTGCTGATCGTCAGTGACCTTACGCATGAAGCCATCGACTTCATTCTTCAGGAACTGCTCGTTCTCGAACTCACGCTGGGCTTCAGCCTGCAGCGCTGCGAGCTGCCCTGCGTCTACGTTCGGGTCCTTCATCAGCTGCGTCCACGGCAGCTTTCGGTACTCATTTGCGCGTTCAGTCGCACGCTGGAGCAGAACGTTGTAAGCGGCGATGTTCTTCGCCTGCCCTTCGTCGTACTGCGTCTTCGCGGTTGAGACTTCCTGCGACTTGCGGGTAAGAGCAGCTTCTTGACCCCAGAGACGATTTAGGTCGGCGACCTTTACTTCACGGTCCTCGCCGTCGAACTTGATCTTGACGTACGTATCGTCATCAACCTCGACAAACTTCTTGGCCTTGGCTTGGTCGTTCTTCTCGTCTTCGTTGTCTTCGCCTTCGTCACCTTCGTCGTCTTCGTCCTCTGGAGTTTCCTCGGAGGCGTCCTCGTCGTCAGTTTCGTCGTCGTTGTGCTCGTCGTCTTCCGAGGGCTCTACACCCTCATTCTCGGCATCTTCGGATGGCTCATTGCGAGCGTCCGTATCCTCGTCGGATTTGCCAAACAGTGCGTCCATGAAAGCGTCATCGCTCTCAATGGCTTCGTCGTATTCGTTCAGGAGAGCAGCGTCCGATTGGATGGCTGGCATGGTCAGTTCTTACCGTTGTAAATGTCGTGCACGCTCGGGTCGTCGAGGTCTTCCTCGTCGTGACCTGGAGCGGCTGACTGGTTGTCTTGATGTTGTGGGAGCTGGTCGAAGGCGTCAGCGAACTTGCGCGTGAGCCCGAGGAAGCTTTGGAAACCCTGATGGCTCGCGTGGATGTAGTCGCGGGCTTTGGTTTCATGGGGCTGCGTGTTGAGGATATCGACAGCGCACTGCTGTTCGAACATCGCCACCAACGCTTTGAAGGCCTCGGCCCCCAGCAGCTCTTTACAGAAGCCGCCGAGAGCGAGGATCGTACTATCGTTCAAGCCATGTCCTTGTTGTGGAGGTAGCTCATCATCTTCGCGATCAGGTCAGGTCCGCGTACGGACCCGGCGCCCTGAGGGTCGATGTAGCCGCCACCATTTGGGTCCTGCTGCATCAGCGCGTTGCGCATGAAGAAGCTGGTGTCAGGCTGAGCGCTTGCCTGCTGAGGTGCGCCCATGGGACGCGCCTGAGGCATTGGCACCTGCATTGGAGCCTGTGCCTGCGCTGGTGCTGGCTGAGGTTGGTTTGGGAAGCCCTGCGATGCAGGGACAGCCGAAGGCATGCCCATGACACCCCAGTTATCCGTATTGGGCGCTGGGGCGCTTGGTGAAGGTGGTGCGGCGACCGGAGGGCTGGTTAAGCCCCCCGACTGTGCGGCCATCTTCTTGGCATGAGCTTCGGAGTAAGCCTTCTGCAAGGCTTCCATCTCGTTGCCTGAGTTGTCACCGCGCCCGTCGCCCATGGTCAGCATTGCTGCTTCTGGGCCCAACAAGGCGCGAAGGATTTGCCACATTACGCTTGAGGCCTTTGCGGTTGTGCCGCCTTGGCTGCGGCGTTGTGAGCTGCTATCCGCAACTGAGCTGCAATCTTCTCACGCTCGACTTCGATCTGGTCCTCACCCTGTTGGATGCGAGCAGCCGTCTCAGTGTCCTGTCGGTCATTGGTACGGTCGTGGTCGAGAGCCTGCAGATGGATGTTGGCTGCGTTCTGCGCGACCTTCGTCTGGTCGAGCGAGTAGAGCCGGTTCGCATCCTGCTGCTTGGTCTGAGCCGTGAGCATCGACGCCTGAGCGCTCGTGGTCTTGGCCTGAGCTTCAGCAGTCTTGATCGGATCAGGCTGCGGAGGTGGCGCCTTGGGATCGAGGTAAGCCGAGAAGCGGTTGAAGCCGCTGAGCTTGGCCATGTCGTGCAGCATTTCGAAGCGCTGCTGAGGTCCGAACATGTTACCGAGACCCTGATCCTTGGCGAGCATCTGGTACGCCTGCGCAAGCTTGTTGGAGGCCATGTCCTTGTCACCGTAGCCGAGGTGCTGAGACACAGTGCACGTGGTGCGTTCTGTCCAAGCTTCAGCGTCGATGTTGAGAGGAGCGCCCGCCACTTCGATCACGCGCTTGTCCTTGTGGACGATGGCGAGACGAACGACTTCAAGCATGAGCGGGACAAGGAAGTTGACGGCGAAGTTGCGCGCCATGATCTTCCCGCGCTGCCCTGATGCCTTCATCATGTTATCCACCAGACCCTGAGAGTTCTGGGTCGAGATGGCATCCTTGTTGAGGCCTTGGGAGAGCGCTGAGATACCCGTGGACTTGTCGTTGTTCTCAGTGAGCATGCCCAGCACGTTGAAGACGTACGGGTTCAGATTGTTCTGCTGGAATGGTGCAACGCTGTCAGGACGACGCACGTTGACGATACCGCCCATGCGGTTGTCGAGCAGCTCACGAGGATTCATGAGGCCACCATTGACCACCATGTAACGAGGGTTGCTCGTGATGGCGGTGTGATCGAGCACACCACGGAACAGGACCGTGCGGGCATTCTGCGTGTGGATCACGCGAGCCGCGAAGTTGTTGCCGTAGAATACGTGCGGGATCGGCAGAGGAATGTAGGCGATGAAGGGAGCCTTATCGACTTCCTCCTTGGCGAGAATGGTCTCACCGGCATGGCAGATTTTGTACAGACGAACGCCCTTCGCAGGGTCGATCATCATGCGCACGTAGCTCTCGTAGTAGACGACGTATTCCAGTTCGTTCTGGATAGGCGCGTCCACGTTGTGGCTCGTGGTGCCATGGGTGCGCGCGAGAACCTCGGGGCTGAACTGCAGCTCCACGGCGTCGTCGCTCGGGATAAGCATGACGAGGTGCTTGGGATACCCCATCTCGATCAGCTCGGCCTTGGTCTTCGGCGTGCGGTGACCACAGTAGGTCGCGCCACAGACGTCGGTTGCGAGCGGTTCGATCAGGAACTCCTCAGGCGCCACAGGGTCGATGGTGACCCGGCTGACGTCCTTCTTTCGCGTCAGGGTGCCATGGAAGGTCCCTGTCGCTTCATCCAGGTCGGCGTCAAAGTCTGAGACGTCCTCCTGCGCAGCGAGTGCGTGTGCGTCTTCGAACTGAAGGCCTTCAAAGGTCTCTTCGGTCTCGACGTGCTTCTCTTCCCAGTAAACCTTGGCAACGCCAGCGCGGGCCGTGAGGCCGTCGTGGATGACGCTGTTGAAGATGTTGTAGCCTTCGTTAAGTCGGAAGATGGTGTACGACGCGTACTCGGTCGCCACACGGCAGCTTTCGATGTTCATATCCTGATCAGGATCGAACTGTGCGATCTGCTCGCCGTTAGCGAACACCTCAAGGAGCTGCGAGCGCTGCATCTCGACGCTGTCATAGACATCGGACGAGACGTAGGAGCTGGAGCCCTCTGAGGAGCGCTTTGGTAGTTCGCCGTTTAGATAGCGGGTTACGCGTTCTCGCTCTCGGGCAAGGCGGCTGTCAAACCAGCTGACGCTGTTCTGGGACTTAGCGGAGACCTTGGCGAAAATCTCCGCTTCTGTAAGAATAGCTGGCTGTTTCGCCATGGGTCCTTAGATTGCTTCTGTATAATGGTCGTCTGAGACTTCGACCGGGGTCCATTTGCCATCGTGCGCGTACGCAGCGATTGCGAGGGCCATCACGCAGTCATCGTGGGAGCCTGCTTCGGCTTCCATTCGTCCTGCTTCGGTCACGACGAAGGTTTTCATTTCCTTCAGCGTGGTCTCGTCGTTGATTTCGATCTCGCGTTCGCGGTCGAGGGCGCGAAGTTTGTCGATGATCAGGGGCTTGGAAGCCTCACTCGTGTAAAAGCCGAGCTTGATCGTGTCCTTGTCCGTCTCCAGCGTGCCCTCTGAAGTCTCCGTGTAAAGGTACGGATAGTTCGCATCACGAAGGGCAACGCAGGTCACGAGACCATGGTTGTTGCGCTCGGGAGCGATGGTGGCACAGTTGTAGTGATAGCCAAGGGTGAGCAATATCTTCGCGAAGACGTCGGGGTGACACAAGCCACGCCACACGGCTACCTGTCGCATCTGGCTGTCGAGGATTTGAGCGACCGAGGGGTCACCGTCCTTGCGGCCTTTGATGCCTTGACGCAGGCCCATGCCAACGTCGGCGCCGATCACGTAGCTCTCGGTATCTGAGCGCTCGTGGTAGACCTTCAGCTCACCTCGTGAATGCTCATTGAGCACGCGCAGAGGAAGCGGACTTCCGTTCTTGGGGTCATAGGTCTCCTCAACGGCCATCAAGGTGATGGGAGTTACAGGAGCATTCAGACGCTCAGTCACGTACTCATTGTTGAAGATCGGTCGGCCAGTGCTCAGGAATGCTTCTTCTGCAGTCAGTGGGTATTCCTGTTTGAACAGGTCCTCACCGCTGGCGCCCACTTTCTTACGACGCCAATACAGCTGGTCGTTATCCACGACGATGCCGTACAGCGTAAGCGCAGTGGCGCAGATTACATCCTCTTGGGGTGTTCGCTGGAAGTTAGCAGGCGCGGGTGAGCGATACTCATCACTCTCTACCCATGCCGAGAAGAACACTTCGTAGCCGTTCCAAAGGATGTTGGTTGGGTCGCATGCGCCCGTGTACATCTCGTAGAACTTGCCGGTCACGCCCTGCGCGGTGCTTTCCAAGAAGATGAACGTGTCGTCTTCGTCGGGCACAGCCTGAACGAGGCCGTTGAAGTTGGTATGCGCAAACGCGACGGGCCAGAAGGCCACCTCGGACAGATGCGTGAACGTAAGGGTTTCACCGCGCGCAATACCGCGACCGCCTGCCGTAGCAACCCGCAGGCCGCTGTCGATCTGGTCGAAGTTGAACTCGTTGCGCGAGAGGTACTTGGTGTGAGGCCGAAGGACCTCAGGGATGTTGTCGTGAATACGCCGGTACATATCCAGCAGCGTCGTCGTGGAATCACCTTCGTGAGCCATGACGAGACCCTTCTGGGCCGTACGCTGGGACAGCCACCAATACTGGAGGGCCGAGATGACAGTGGAGAGGCCCTGCTGGCGGGCCTTGAGCACCACCATGCGAACACGGCCAGTGCGCTCCCATTGGTCGAGGACCGTCTTGAGGAAGCGCTTCTGGACGCGGTTCAGAACGAGCTTGGCAATCTTGCCCTTCTTCGTTCGGATTTTCACGCAGTTCTTGGCGTAGTATTCGAAGTCTTCACGGAGCCGCTTCGCTCTCGCGCGCTGCTCTGCAGTAACCTCAGTCATCCGATAGTTCGTCTAGGAACGAGAGTGGATTGACCGTGAGCTTGGACTTGCTCTCGGGCTTGGATTTGGTGAAGTCGAGCACCGTCTTGATTGCAGCGATTTTTACCTGCTGCGACGATGGGCCTACCGCGAGCACGAAGGCTTCACGCAGGGCCCGCTCGGCTTTGCCGGTGTCGGTCGTCGGGACAGCGACGGTCATAGTTTCCGTCTGGCCGTTCTCATCGACGCTCACCACCTCGATCATTTCATCGGGTAGTTCGCCTTGGTCTTTCATGATCTGGATAAACCTGTCTGCTAGTTCGTTAGCCTTCGCCCACAGGGCATCGGCCTTGGGCTTCCGCATCCCGTCAGGGACACCTCGGCGCCAGAAATTCTCAGGGTTTGCTTTCGCGGCAGCTATGCGTGCTTCATCGCGAAGCTTCATGCGCTCGCGGAACTCAGGGGTCTGCCACAGCTCTTTGAGCCGGATAGACGCCGCTGAGATTTTCCGCTTGCCTTTGCCGCGTGGGGAGCGCTTACGCGTTCCCTTCGGCTTGCTTTTCATTCTTCTTTGCTTTGCGCTTGGCAGCCTTCTTCTCCGAGCGAGTAGCCCAGATGCGCTTGACCGCTTCATCGTTGAAGCCTGACAACAGAGACGCTGCAGTGTCGGGAGACACCTGCTTGGCGTAGTGCTGGACGGCGGACTTCGCTTGCTCGGCAGTGCCGCGCTCGTGGAGCTGGTGTAGCAACTCAGTGAGCGTAAGGACGTCCTGCGGATGTTTGGCGATGGTGTCCTGCACGATGGCACGACGCTCTGCGTGCGTGTCCGTGACAGAGTTGGCGTAACGTTGCCTGACGTCTTCCGGCTTATCAGCCATCCGCTTGTCAGCGAGATACTTGCCGATCTGCGCGGGCGACATCTCCAGCGCCTTGCCTCCGAAGGTCATCTCCTCGGGACCGAGGGGCCGATAGAACTGCGTCGGTGCAGCAGCTGCGGGAGCTTCTGTTGGCTCGGGAGCCTTCACCTGGACGGAGCCGTTGCTCGTCTTCGTGATCTTGATGGACGACGTAGGAGCATTCTGCCGTGCCTGCATGGCCTGCACGAGGGCGTGGCCCTTCATGAGGTTCTTCGCGGGCACCGTGACGTCAGTAGGAAGACGCAACGGATTAACCTGCGGAGCCTTCGGAGCCGGAGCCTGAGGGGCCGGGGCTTGTTCAGGAGCGGGCTCTGGAGGAAGGCCTTGCTTCAGGCGTTGCTTCAGCATGCTCATGGCAACAGGTGACAACTGCGGAGCCTCAGGTACGGGCTCGGGCGTCGGCGTGGGCTCTGGAGGGAGACCAGTCTTCAGCCGCTGCTTCAGCATGCTCATCGCGACTGGCGACAGCTCTGGAGCCTGTGGGGCCGCTGGAGCTGGCTGCTGAGGAAGGCCCTGCTTCAGGCGCTGCTTCAACATGTTCATTGCGACGGGGTTCAGCTGAGGAGCCTGAGGCGGCGCCTGCTGTGGAGCCACCTGCGGCACCGAAGTGTTCGCCTGTGGACGCGGGCCCCACGGTCCCGGTGTGGGAGCTGAGGGCTGCGGCGGCGGCGTCGGAGCTGGAGGAGGACCGAGGCGCGTTGGCACGTTCTGATCGACGAAGCGTTCAGCCATGCCCTTGGCGGGCGAGCGCATGCCAGTGAGATTATCGACAGCGCGTGCACCGAGATACACACCAGCAGCGCTGGCGAGCGTCGGGGCAGCATAGGAGCCGAGCATGTGGACGCCAGTTAGACCGGCAGCACCACTGATCAGCGCGTGAGACTTGAAGGGACGTACGGCGTACTTGTCGGCCAGACCGGAGAGACCGCCTGCCCAGCTGCCGCTTGCGCGGTCCAGTGAGCCGAACTGCTCGGCCTGCTGCGCGACGTGGAGCTGTCGTGCGAGGTAGCCTGCCTGCGGGTCTACTGCTTCAACGCTCTTGACGTGATCCTCAGTTAACGGCTTGCCTGAACGGGCGAGAGCCATCGTGTTCTGAATGTCCTGCGGGAAGCCAGTGGCGTCTACGGCCTGCAGTTCATTGCGCAGGTTCGTCTTGGTGTTCTCGTGAGCGTTGAAATCGTTCTTCGCTTTGCCGAGACCATCAGCGCCTGCGTTCTGCTGCAGCCGGTTGAAGTATGCGGATGTCGCGTCTGCGTTGGCACCACCAAACACTCGCTGTCGAGCAGCTGTGTAAGCGTCGGCGGCTCCGCGAGGAGCACCCATGAGCGCAGCGGCGCCAGCGTTGCCAATGACAGCGTCAGCGGTGCGGCTCGGGTCGAACTGGACACCCTTGTCGGTGCCGATGGTGTTGCCGATCTGCGAGATAGCATCAGCTGCGCCACCAGAAGCACCCGCGACTGCGGTCGTTCCCAGCCAGCGCTCTGCAGCCTGCTTGAGGCCTGCGGTACCTACAGCCTTCGCTGCGTTACCTGCGCCCGGGATGAAGCGCATTGGGCCAGCTGCCTGCGCGAGCGCGGAGACACCTTCGGTCAAACCTGCGCGGGTCTTGTCGCCAGCGTCGGGTTCTGCGTTGGGATCGCCTGTGCGTCGGACAGCGTCAGCCTTAGCCGAGTTGCCTGCGTTGTTCGCCCAGATCGAGCCTGCGGCGCCCGCGAGGCCGCCGAGGAAGCGACCACGGATGCCAGCTAGTGAACCGACTTTAGAGCCCGCCATTGCGGCGGCTGCGGTTTCTGCGAGGCCCGGTGCAACCTCAGCTACCTTCTGCGGAAGCTGATCGTAATTCCATTTGAGCGGATTGAAGCCATTGATGACTTCAGCCGGAACGTAGTTGGGGTCGGAGGGCTTTTCTGCGCCCTGCCCGACACCCAGGTATTGCTTGGCGGTTTCCTTGACACCGTTTGCGATGTCTTCGGTCCCCTTGGAGAAACCAGCGACGGCCCCGGAGGGCTCCTTCGCGGAACCCGACGAAGCCTTCAGCTGCTTCAAACCGTCGTCACTCATTTTGGCGTAGTCGCCGTCCTTCAGTGCCAACAGATCGGCGTCGGAAAGTTTCGTCAGGTCCATGTTTAGTGTATTCCTCTACGCTTCAGTTCAGCGTCGATGGCGTCATGATTGATTGCTGGAGCGGAGCCGCTGGGCTCAGCCGAGAAGTCTTGGAGAGCCTTGAGGCCGCGCGCACCTTCTGCACTGAGCAGCGGTTTAGCTTTGCCAGCTGCGTAGTCACCGATGGCTTGCTTGCGCTTGTCTTCAAGGGCACCCATGGCGCCGTGCATCAGCTGGCCGAACACCTTGATCTGTGCGCGCTGCTGAGCTGGAGACATGCTGGTAGGCAGGTTCTCTTCCCACTTACGGATTTCCGTGTCGGAGAGGTTGTTCTGCTTGAAGACCTTGCCCAGCTCATCGACGACCGCGTGAGCAGACGTACGGAAAGCCGGTACAGCACCGCTGCCAGCGACGTTCTCGCTCAGCCAGTTCTTGGCACCGTTCAGGATCGGGGTGTCGTAGTTGTTGAGACCCTTCATCGCGCCGATCAGAGCTTCGCTTTGGTGAGCAATGGTCTGGTTCAGTGCGCGAGCGCTTTCGGCGCCCTTCGTTGCCCAGTCGCGATAACCTGCGACACGGCCTGCGTAGGCGTTGGGATCAACCGTTGGGTCAATCGCACGCGCTGCGGCGAACGCTGCGGGATACGGACTGTCCTTCCGGGCCATTGAGGCTGCGGTCGGCGGCGGGAGAGTGTTCTCGATGATGCCGCGAACCATATCGCCTTGGCTACCCGGCATGGAGCGTAGGTACGCTTCCTTCTGCTCGGGCGTGGCGGTCGATGCGTCTTTGCCGAGTAGTGACTTGTCGCCCCACGTCGGTATCATCTGCGGTGTCAGACTTGCGTCAGAACTAGCAGGGTTACCGCCGATAGCATCAACTGCGCCCGTCTTCGGGTTCACACGGATGATACGACCGTCCTTGCCTACGGAGATTTTGTACGTTGGCGCTTCGTCTGCGTCGCCGTCCTTCAGCTGTTTGGATAGCGCGGAGAGCGCGTAAGCCTGCTGCGGGCTCGAGATGCTTGCGAGCGCTGCGGCCATGCCCGTGAGAGCTGATGACCACTTGTGCTTGCCACCCTTGCTCTCGCCGGCGCCTTCGACACCCGGCATGAGCGTCTGTAGTGCGCCAGTGCCGAGCGTGCTGTTGGTGCTGAGTGCACCGCCAGTGCTGCCAGTGCTGCCGCCTTCGTCGTCATCAGAGAACGCGAGAGCGCCCGTGCCACCACCTGTGTCACCGCCTGCGCCGCCGAACTGCGCCATCAACTGCCGTGCCGCCTTCTCGCGGCCTCCGGTGTTGTCTGCAGAGCGTTCGTAATGCCGGTTCACGGCGGTCGCAGCTTCCTCAGGGGTCGTTGCGGCCATCAGGGCCCGGTAGGCCCGGTTCTCTGGGCCCATCATCTCATGACGCATGAATTGCATCTGAGCTTCCGGGGTCTGGTAGTTGTCGGGGAACATGTTCTTCAGCGCCGCCAGCCGAGGCCCGCGCCATTGCGCAGTGCCCCAAGCGGTGCCGTTGTCGCCAGTCGGTCCCCATGCGGGGAGGTTCTGGCCACTTTCGTTGACGAGGTTGCCAACGAGCCCAGCAGCCTGATGAGGAGCCAGACCGAGACCGCCTTGGTCAGCGGGTTGCTGAGCGAAGTTCAGCCAAGAGCCTACGAGGCTGCTGTTGCCGTTCATGCGTTAAAATCCGAAGAGTGATGCACCCTGCCCTGCGACACCGAGGAGACCGCTGATCATCGAGAGAGCGCTCGGTGAAGTCTGGGTCTGCGATGTGCCAGTGCCTTGGGAGGTGCTGGTTCCGTTGGTGCTGGTCGAGGAGCCCCAATTGGTGCTGCCGATCAGCTTCATGTAATCCTGCAGCGCACTGAAATTGTTGCCGACAGAGTTGTTGAAGTTCGTCTGATCCACAGCGTTGGAGTTGCCAACGTTATTGATGGCGTTCGACACCGCATTGGTGCCTGAGTTCGCCGCATTCGTTCCTGCATTGGCCGCGTTGGTCGCCGCAGTGAGCGCACCTGTGTTGTTAGCCTGCGCTTGGTTCTGAGCGAGGCCGAGGCCATTCTGGAATGCCTGCGAAGAGAGGCTGTTGTAGGTGTTCTGAGCGTTCTCAGCGAGTGAGCGCTGCACCAAGCCTTCAGCGATGCCCGTGCGGGAGCTGCTGGCGTTTCCGGTCATCGCAGCGTTCTGCGTTATACCTGGTAGCGTCACATCGCGGGCTGTCTCCTTCGCCTGCTGCATAGCGGCGTCGGTCTGGGCCTGAATGTTCTGACCACTCACGTACTTGTTCGCGGCGTCCACGATGGACTGTGGGTTGTTCGTCGCATACGGATTGTAGCTCGTGAGCTGCTGGAGACCCGTAGCGGTAGCGTTGGAGCCATTGGTGGACAAAGCGCCACCCGAGGAGCCTACGGCGGCGTTAGAGCCTGCCATTGATCCAGCGGATGCGCCGGTCGGGGCCTTGACGCCCTGTGCATTCGAGAGAGCACCGCCTGCCTGATTGAAGGCGTTGGTGAGAGCGTCGAGCTGCGGCTGCCAACCGGGGGTCGTGGTCGAATTGCCGGAAGTGTTGGTGTTACTATTTTGGCTGGTATTGGTAGTTGAGGTGGACGTGCCCATTACGGTCCTTGGAGGTGAATGAATAGAGGGCGCTCGATTTCGTCGAGGCAACGAACGAGTTGCCCGGTCGGACGCCACCCAAACATCTCCACGAAGCGCAGCCACTTGGCGTAACCGGCGTCGTTGGGCGAAAGCATAGGGAGGGCATAGAGCGGCGATGGAACGGTGCTGCGGAAGGTGCGCCAGTCGCGCTGGATGCGCTTGAGGGCCTTCGGGGTCCATTTGTGAACGCGGAGATGCGCGAGGAGCTTTGGCTCACCCGCGTCATCCCGGTATTCATCAATCTCGAACGTGCAGTCTTCGTTGTCGTGAGCGACGTAGCGCTTAAGAAATACCATGCGCAGCGAGGAGTGCTTCCACCTTCGCTATCTCAGCGATGATGGTCTTGATGCTCTGCGAGATGCTCGCAAGCTCTGCCTGCAGATACTTCTGGCCGTTATCGTCGAGCGTCCCCATTGGACGAGGGACGTAGGTGACGGTTCTCTGTGGCATTAGCGTTTGCCTGCGGTCTTGATGTCTAAGTCGAAGCCGGTGATCGAGAAGCTGCGGTAGTCGTCCCACAAGAGCTTCAAAGCGAGCCATCGGCCCGAAGAGTTCACATCGACCTTGGTGAAATCGACGCCGTCGTACGGTTGGTAGTCCGTGTATACCGGCGTGTCACTGTTGGGATCATCGGAGGAGCCCACTGCAATCTGCAGGAAGTTTCCGCCTGAGGTATCGACGCGAGCCTGCGGGTAGATGCTGCGGAGGAGCTTGAAGTCTCGCAGCTCAACACCAGCCTCGTCGAGGTCGATGCCTGTGCGCTCAAGGTAAACCGGAGCGGTAGCCTTGTGATCCACAGGGTACGGTGCGACAGAGCCAGTGCCATACACGTCGAACGCATATAGCGACGGCTGAAGTCCGTACTCCTCGGAGCCCTCGCCTACGCAGACGGTGACGCGTTTGCCGCCGTCTTCCTGATCCTGATAGGAGCCGCCCATGTCCACATAGGTGGACGTTGCGGTCGCATAGGTCTGCAGGTTCGACACGGGGCCGTCGTCATACGAGAAGATTCCCGGCATGTCGTCGAAGGTCCACGTCTCGTTCGTAAGGTTGAACACCGCAGCGCGGTTGCAGCCGTTGACGTTCTTGAAGGTAACTTGATCGTCGCCTGAGACGTAGCCGAAGGAGATTTCGTTGAGGCGCGGGTTGAACTGCACCCAGCACTTGTCAGCCTGCGAGATGTTCAGCGAATTGAAGATGAAGTCGCGGGTCTGTCCGTCACAGAGGCTCTTCTCGGAGATGCCGTCGTGAACCCAGATGTCGTCGATACCGAAGCAGTAGTTCTTGCCATCGAGTTCAATCGAGCAGTTGGTGTTCAGCACGCCCTTTGCGGACGAGAGCTTCGTGTAGGAGAAGACTTCAATGGAGCCGTCGGCGTGCATGCGCCATGCTTCGCGCTGACCATAGATGATCAGGTCGCTGCCAAGCTGGCACGCGTCCATGATAGGACCGTCCATGGCCTGCAGGATGTTCTCGGTAGCGAGGGTAGCAGGGTTGGTGATGTCCCATGAGACCGGATACGCGCCGTTCTGGACGATGCTGGAAGTCTTGACCATCGTCGGATAGCTGACGGCGCCCTTGGTCATGTTGAGGGCTACGACGGCACCGCCGCACTGGGCGATGATCCGAGCACGCCATGACGCGTCCCAAGCATCAGCCGGGGTCGCATAGGGCGCTACGCTTAGGTCAGCAAAGCGCGGAGCGTCGGGGAGCAGATACCACGGTGAGTGATCCGCACGGTTCACATAGACCACGTTTCCGATGGTGTATGAGGTCCAGTTGGTCTCAGCGTCGCTGTCAGTGTAACCGACTGGAGAGTAGTCGGTCTCCACACCGTTGGCGTAGTAGTACACCCGGCCTGAGAGATAGCCCAAGAAGAGGTCGTTGTTGCTATCACCGATACCCGCAGTGAAGGAGTATCGAGGATTGGCTTCCGCTAGTGGCTGCTTGACAGCCCGGAACACCGGCGCTGGTGTGATCTTGTTATTTCGAAACCTAACATTAACACCACCACTGAAAGCTCCTATAGGAATGCTGTAAGGGTCTTGATCGGTAACGATGCCTGTAGAGGCAACGTCCCTTAGTCGTACTAAAGGCAACTTAGGTATCCTTAGGAGGACCTAAGAGGTCTCTCATGATGATTTATAATGATATCAACCTGAGCAGAACTTGAGGGTACTTGAGGATACCTAAGTACATAGGTAATCCCCCCTTACCCCCCTTAGCTCTAAGGTTGAGCGAGGCGACCGATCATGAAAAAGATCAGGAAGTCGCTGGGATTTGAGCGCTGGGCACTGACACCACAGTCCACACCTGACAGTTCTTTTCGTTGTCGAAATGCGTCATGATCTGAACGTGGTTTTTGCCTTCAGCCACAGCAGCTGCGAGACCTTTAGTGGCCTCTTGGAAGTTCGTGTATTCGGTGGAGGTCATTGGTCTCTTACGTCTTGATACACTTGATGACGCTGTACGCTTCTGGACGCGTCTCAGCGCCTACGTTAGCCGCGACAGTGATGACGTGCGTGTGGTTACCCTGAGCGTCCGTAGCACCTGACACAGAGTGCAAGTGGTTGATGTCGGTCGCGTTGATCGTAGCTTGTCCGGTCTGAGGAGCACGCGGCGTCTGCGTACCTGCGCCGAAGTTAGGATTGTTCTGCTGCGCATCGGTGCTGTGGCTATGCGGGTTCGCACGGTCCATGGAGCCGGTCGAGCCTGACACGTTGTGAGCATGGGAGCCCGCAGCGTCTGCAGTAGCCGTATGGCCATGCGCACCGACGAGGTTTGCTTCCTTGGTGCCAGCGGTAACGCCAGTGCGGCGAGAACGCGCAAAGCGTCCGGTGTCAGTCACATTCAACAACGCAAACGTCGATGCAGTCACACCGAGATGCGTAGCGAGACGGGGATAGTCTGCAGTGTTGTAGGTCACGCCGTTCAGCTCCAGGTATTGACCACCTGCGCTGCCGTCGTTCTTGAAGCCCTCAGGCTCAAACAGAAACTCGTGAAGTGATCCAACAGGCACAGCGCCATTGCCGATCAATCGTCCACCACCAATCACGATCAGTCCCGAGGACAATCGGTAGAAGCCCAGCGTGGGCTCAGAGGCGAACGAGTAGGAAGGTTTGGTCGAGGTCCCGTCGAGCAGGACTATCTGGCTGTCGGAATTGGTAATCGTCCCCGTGTGGGGAAAGGAGGCCTTCAGCGCCGCCTTGATCAACCGCATGTGTGCATCGGCCTGATTGAGGCCGTCACTGTGCGCCGGGTTGGCCGGGATCAGGTCGGAGACGAAGGTAGCTGTCTCTAAGGGCACCTAAGGGTTCCATTGGATTGCGAATTAGCGAGGTCAGGCGCATCAGTCGGCGCCTTCTGGTGTATAAGTCCGGTACTTCGCCATCTAACCCATTGATATCATTACATAAGAGGCTCAAATCCAGTATTTGGTTCCATTTGTGGTACCAAGGTAAGGTGCGGCCACCGATCCATTTGGGCTCCGATGGGACCCATAGGTTGTCCGAGCGTCACACTGCAGCTGTAAGTCTGGCGGCGGCCGCCCCTTTAGCCCGAACAGTTTGAAGTCGGGGGCGCCAAGGCGGGTAATCTAGGGTCCGGTGTCCAAAGGGGACCCATTTTTCCCCATAACGTGACCCATCGCACCCCTTAACCCATTGATATCATTACGTTGCCAACGGTTAAGCGATCCGCTGGCCTAGGGAATACGTGGGTGCGCGTGGGTGCGATCCAGGTTGCGAACACAGGATACACAGGGAAACCAAGGGCTTAGCGGCCATGGCATTAAATGCGGATCAGTACAAAAAGTTTATGACCGATAGGGGATGAGAAGGCCTAAAGGCGAAACCCCACTCAGACCGGCCAGCGCGGGCTCTACACGCGTTCCCCTGTGTATCCCGATGCCATTCCCCTGCCCGCGTGCAAGGCCTGCCAGTGATTCCCTAATGGCTTCCTGAGGCATAGACCAAAGTCTAACGATAATTATGTGCCAGATGTCAAACTAATGCTTGACGTGGCGCATTATCGGCCCGATTAATTGCAGCACAAGACGCAGCTAGTTGCGCCTTGGCAATCAATTAGGAGCGACCGATGATTACAGTGCACGCAACGTCCAAGGCTTTCGGCTCTGGCTTTATCCCCATGATTACCCTGCGCAACCCTAAGGGTCAGTGCGTCGGATCGCGTGCGCCACAAGGCGCCTATAGGGAATTTCGCACTTTCAACACCGCAGAACTAGCAGCGCAGGAAGCCAAGGCAATCGCGGTGCGCATGTCTAAGCAATTCCCTGACTGCATTCGCGCCGCATAAGCACGTCCAAAAGCAACACAAGTCGCATTAGGTTTCGCAATGTCAAACGTTAATGGTTTCATCTTCTATCGTGGTCCGTCCATGCTTGACGGTTCTCCTATCATCGCCATCGCCACTGGCACGGCCCGGGGAAGCCGCAACGGCAAAACAGGGGCTGAGGTGCAAACGTGGATACTGCGGGATGACATGTCCCCGGTTGAAGCCGTCAAGGTCGGCGCCGATAGCAGCATCTGCGGCACCTGTGTGCACCGTGGGGACGGTTCGGGCAAAAACCGCTCTTGCTACGTGACAGTGTTTCAGGCGCCGCTAGTCGTCTGGAAATCAGCGCAGCGCGGCCTGTATCCCTTCCCCTCGCTCTATGAAGCCGCTGCGATCCTCAAGGGGAAGATGCTGCGCCTTGGATCATATGGCGATCCCGCTGCAGTCCCCGCGAATGTCTGGCGTATCCTGACAACCTCAGTTGCTGGCCACACCGGCTATACGCATCAATGGCGGACCAATGACGACTTGCGCGACTATTGCATGGCGTCTTGCGATAGCGCGTTTGAGCAAGAGTTAGCCAAGGCGCAAGGCTGGCGGACCTTTCGCGTTATGCGCGCTGGCGACAGGCTGAACCCACGGGAAATCGCGTGTCCTGCATCTAAGGAAGCGGGCGCCAAGACGTCTTGCAGCGCGTGTAAGGCCTGCGGCGGACTGTCGGCAAAGGCAAAGGTTGATATCGCCATTGTCGCGCACGGTGCCGCGTCCAAAGTCAACGCATTCAATCATAGGGCTGCATAGGTCAGCCCGAAACTACGCCGCGTTTTGTTTGGTGTAGTCGTCGCGTTGTGCGCGGCCTGAGGATGGGCAATCCCCGGAAACCCTTATTTCAATAGGTGCAAACGTGTCTGATATCAAAATTGATCATGGCCATATTGATCAGAAGCGAAAGGAAATCGCGGCTCTTGAGGGTCGCCATGGATACAACGCGCAAGCCGTAGCGAATGCCATTGCAGCGTCAAACCGCTTTGGCCGTCCCATTGGCCGCAAAGAAGCAAATGCAATCCATCGCTTGCTGAAGGGTCGATAGGTCATGAACGTTTACAACGTCAACGCCCGCATGCGCCCGATTGAACGCATTGAAGCCGCTAGTTCATGGGACGCGCGCAAAGACTACGCCGCACGCCATGGCGTCGATGTGACTGACGTTATCGCGCGTCGCGTCGATATCCCTGCAGCATGGCTGAAGCATATCAGCAAGCCCCGTAACGAGGATTGATAGCAATGGCGAAATACACTCACAGGCTAGGCAAAACACGCGCTGGCGATGGGACACGCATATGGCTAGAGGGCAAGCGTTTGCTTGACCATGGCTTCACCTATCGCGCCACGTGTGAGCGCAAGTGGTCCGATGGCAAGCTAATCGTCCGCCTTGTCGATGCTGCAACGTTTGAGCAATTGCCGCGCACGGATCGCACAACAGTATCAGGAAGCGCAACGCGTCCTGTCATCGACATTGTAGGGGAAGCCGTGCGCACCGCGTTCCCCACTGGCCACATTGAAGCGACATGGTCGAAAGGCCGCATCAGCATCAAGGGGATTGATAGCAATGTGTAACGTATCACGCGAAGACATTCGCAACGCCGCGTCAACTCTTGCTCACCATTGGGCATCACGTGAGCCACAGGATCGCGAGGGCGTGCGCCGCCTTATCGCTGCGTATCCTGCAGCGTACCGCCTGCCCTTGTGTGCTCTGATCTTGGAGCGCCTTCACTTCAGCTATGCCAGCGAAGCAACTGAGGCCTTTGATGGCCTGTTGTTCGATATGGCGGATATCGAGGAGGCAATCTGATGCCCGATAGCTGGCCCTTCTCAATCGCAATCGCGCTGTGGCTTGGCGCCATGGCTTACGCTTTTGGTCTCATCGCGAGTTTCATCTAATGCAAAACCCTCAATCCAAAATCGAACGCGTGAAGCTCCAAGGCCGCGAGACGTCAACTCACCTCGCAACCGTGGATGACCTGATCGCACACAACGACAACGAAGGCGGCGCCATCATCGAGTTTGTTCGCAATGATTCGCGAGGGAAGCCCTTGGAAAGCTTCAGGGTGTCCGTCTGCCCCGAAGACCTCGCACGGATCAAAGCACTATGACGTGAGTGGAACGTTTGGTTGCCAATGTTGAATTTTCCCCAGTTCAGACACAATCTCGATTGCGGGACATATTGGCAACTATCTGTTCTAAGTGTAAAGGTTTGCGTATCGGTAATAACTGATCGCGTGGCAGGCATTCATCCACGCTCCACTGCATAAGATGAGAAACGTAATGCGCCCAACCTTCGCCTTGAACCTCGACCTGCAACCCGTCTCCGTGAATGCACCAAAGACCACGCCGCACGCCTTCACGGTTGGCGACGTCCTGTCACTCTCAGCGGACTACCCTTACGAGTTTGGGTTAGTTCCAATGGGAACAAAGTTCTTCGTCAGCCACGTTGACGACGAAGACGGTACCATGTGGTTGCTGGCTGAAGGTGACGTTCCAGCCTTGTGGCATGCTGATAACATGCTTGTGGCGTCACCTTACGACACTGAGGACTTCCTGCCGTATCTGCGTGCTGCCATTCGTTGCCCTGCTGTCACTAACCTGGTGCCAGAACAAGAACCCAAAACTAACGTTCGCCAACTCAGCAAGCTCGCACTGGTCGCGTGCCTCCTGTGGGCGGGCTTCTCAGTTGGTCAGCGTGTCCACACGCCTCACCAAATCTTCAACCATAGCCCCGGTATTCAGATGTCTGACGGAGCCACACAAGACGACATCGGTTGACAACTGTCTATCGGTTCCTATACAGGAACTAGCGTGCAAAGGAGGCTGAAACATATGTTGACATGTCTATCTATCGCAGCACTTTTGACCTTTTTAGCAGTATCGTTCGAATTGACGATCCCGGCAGTCCTTCTTGGGCTGCTTGGGGTCCTCATCGCTGGTCACGTTTTCAATTAAGTGAAAGGCAACGCGAATGTTGGACTTAAACGTGAGCGGCAATGAAGATTTATCAGTTGCACAACTAGGGGGACGAATGTCCGAGTTTAAGCCCACCCTCACTGAAGAGGATCGGGCCGCATTGCGGGCGCTATACTTGGCGCTCAAGAACTTCACCGCATTGCGACCAACAATGCCACTTCAGTACGTCATGACCTTCTGCCTTGTAGGCATGGAGGAAGGCGCTGGGGTGACTGAGTACGCCAAGACAGCCGAAGTTAGTCCGACCGTCATGACGCGCCACCTACTCGACATTGGTGACCGCAATCGTGCGCGCGAGGAAGGCTTTGGCCTAGTCACTCAAGAGCGTGATCCCACAGACCTACGACGTCACCACGCTCGCGTTACGCCCAAGGGCGCAGCGATGACCAGACGCATCAAAGAAGCACTGAAGACCGCACCCAAGTAACTAAGGTGATCCCCTCGACGGGATCACTGTGTCCAAAAACAGCACATAACGCAACAGGTTGTCAGGTGTCACAGAGTAACAGTGGAGTAGCGTCGATGTATCGCCCCTTCCTCTTCCTTATCGCGGGCCTCACGCTCGCATTCGTCATCGCAGCAATCATCAGAAAGGACTGATGCATGTCGTTCGCAGTGAGAGACCAACGCACCAAAAAGCTGACAGGCAAGTGGGGTGTGGATTTCTGGTTCAAGGCGCCCGGGGAGCCGGATAAGCGCATGCGCCGCCTGTCGTTCGACACCAAGGCAACCGCAGACGCCAATGAAGCCTACGCGCGCCAGACGGGCCGCTGGGCCGATCCTGAAGACGATGAGGCTGCTGGTGTCACCTTCGAAAAGGCTGCAACGGACATGCGCGCGGTGCACCCCAAATGGAAGCGTGGGCGCGATCCCAGCGGCCAGAAGCGCCTCGACTGGGTCATCAGCAAGATAGGCAAGAGGCCCGTCAAAGGCGTCACCACGGAGGACCTGCAGGGAATCGTTGACGACCTGCTGAAGCGTCCAGTGAAGTCCAAGCGTAACGCCACGGGCAAGATGACGGGCCGCACGCTGAACGGCTACCTGACCATGGCATCAGCCGTGCTCACCTGGAGCGCTGCCCGCCCGAAGACCTATGGAACCTTCGTGCCCCCGGTCGTGCCTTGGCAGAACGTGGTCAAGACGCGCATCCACTTCATGACGCACGAACAGCAAGGGCTCCTGATCAAGTTCTACCAGTCCAAGGGCTGGGTGGACGAGGTGATCGTGGTTCGCGTGCTCGGCGCCTCGGGCATGCGCTGGAGCGAGTTTGAGGGTCTCGAGCCCCACATGGTGCAGCTGACAAAGACTGCCAAACAGCAAGAGATTGGCTGGATCAAGCTCGACCTGACCAAGACGGACACGCCACGCGACATCCCGATCCCGCCGCAGCTGGCGCGTGACCTAAGAGGACTTTTGCAGAACGGATACAGTGCAAGCTATGAACGAAGCCGCAAGCGTTATGACAAAGCGCGAAAACTGTATGGGTGGAACCCCAACCTCACCATGTATGGCATGCGTCACGCCGCTGGCACCTACCTGACGAAGAACAACATGGTCGGAGAAAAAGTGCAGCAATTCATGGGACATAAGAGCTACTCGACGACGCAGCAGTACATCCATTTGGAGAACGAAGACCTCGTCGATGCAGTGGATTTTCTCACCCCAACGCATGGGGGCGAGGAGAAAATGGAACCGCAGACGAATGTCGTTGCTATCGGAAAAGCCAGCTGATACAGCCACTTGCGAGTGGAAAGGTGGCCGAGTGGTTTAAGGCAGCGGTCTTGAAAACCTTTTGGCAATATCTTGACACTTGTAAATGAATAATCGCTTCCTATAAGAAGCGCATGGCTCGCTACGGCGGGCCTTTTCATCGCCCAGAAACGGCACAACTGTCAAAACATCCCCATCACGCATCATTTTGTGGTTTTCCAATAGCTTAGCAGTCGAGCTACCGGACTTACCCACGAAAGCGGCCCAGCGAAGGAGCGTCCCCAGATGGACACCAGTGTTCTCCCCAGTGTTCTACCAGTGACCGACATCTCGTATCTCACCGAGCTTACTGAGGCCGACCGCAAGGTTGCCAAGCGTGAAGCCCGGGCAGAACGCAATGCTGGGTTCGGTTCCACGATTGGTGGTTTAGCAATTACCTCCAATTATCTTTCTCAGGTGACCCTTGGTGTCACTAAGGCCCTTAGTGGACCTCGGCCCCGGTCGAATACCTATGACTTCCGCCTGCAGCGCCTGCTGCGTTCCCTCGATCCTGAGGTGGTCGCTCTGGCCTTGCTGGGATCAGCCCTGCGGGCCGCTGGCACAACGACGATGTCAGTGCGGGACGCGGTTCTCGGGATCGCCACGGCTCTCAACAACGAGCTGTGGGCCGCCAAGCTGCTCCACACCAACAGCAAGCTGGCCGCCAAGGTCACCAAGGCGGCTAAGGAGCGCTTCGGTTCCGTAGACCTTCGTGTCGCCGCTGCAAAGCGCATGGCGGCCAAAGGCGACGCCGATGGCAACACCTTCACGATGCAGGAATGGACGGTGCACGAGCGCCTCCACGCTGGCAACTGGGGCATGAGCCTCCTGCTGGAGACCCTGCCCGACGTGTTCGAGATAGCGGACCCTGAGACGTTCAAGGGCGAGACCGTCTGGCGCATCACCGACCATGGCCGAGAGATGGCCAAGGCTGCTGTGATGGAGACCGTCCTGAAGTCGCCGGTCTACCAGCCGCGCACCGAGCCACCCAAGCCTTGGGACAGCTTCGTCATGCGTGTGGCTCAAGACGACCGGACCCTCGACAGAGCCCAACTGCTCCGCACGTTCCACAAGGACGTTATGAGCGCTGCGCGTCACGGCATCCGCACTGGAGCCATGGCCCCTGCCCTCAAGGGTCTCAATGTCCTGCAGGCTGTGCCGTTCAAGATCAATACCTGGATCATGGACGTCATTGCGAAGTGCTACGAGCACGGCATCAAGGTCGAAGGCCTGCCGCGTCTGAAGGACCTCGACGTCCCCAAACGTATGTCCGACGACGACTTCGTAGAGCTGGACATCGACCAGCGCAGGTTGCTCAGCAAGACCATCCGGGGGCTTAAGAAGGCCAACCGGGCTAACGATGCTGACACTGTGCAGTACGCCGAGGACATGGAGACCGCACTGCGCACAGCAGAGGCTCCGCGTTTCTACACACCGATGAATTGGGATTGGCGCACGCGTACCTATGCGCTCACCCGGTTCAACTTCCAGCGCGAAGACCGCGTCCGCTCGTTGTTCCTCTTTGCTAATGGCAAGCCCATTGGCGACGAAGGCATCTGGTGGCTCAAGGTCCACGTGGCCAACTGCGGCGCCTTCAAAGGCGAAGACAAGATCGGCATCGACAAGAAGCCGTTCGAAGAGCGTGTCAAATGGATCGACGATAACCTCGACGACCTCCGCGACTACGTGAAGCGCCCACTGTACCGCACGGAATGGACACAGGCTGACAGCCCGTTCCTTTTCCTCGCCGGTTGCCGTGAGCTTGTCCAAGCCATCGACACTGGGGCCTCCTACGTCACCCACATGCCCACCTCGTGGGACGGTGCGTGCAACGGCCTGCAGCATCTCTGCCTGATGACCCGTGACCCTCAGGGACGCTTGGTCAACCTGACAGACAACGCCTCTCCTCTCGACATCTACAACGTCATCGCAGAGCTGGCGAAGAAGCTGATCGAGGCCGACTACGGCAACATGGAGCTGTTCGGCAAGGCGGACGAGAAGAAGCCCGAGCGTAAGACAGTCGCCACCTTCGACAAGCTTGCTCGCATGTCCGTGGCGTTCGGTGTGGACCGCAAGCTCGTGAAGCGCAACGTGATGACGTTCAGCTATGCCAGCAAAGAGTTTGGCATGTCTCAACAACACTTCGAAGACACTATGGCTCCGCTGGAGCTGAAGCTGCTCAAGAAGGAAATCACGAACCACCCGTTCGGTGACGACGAAGACGAGTGGCGTCTTGCCTCTCGGTATCTCGCCAAGCGCGTGCTCACTGCCATCAAGGAAGTCGTCAAGCTGCCTGCAGCTGCGATGGAGTTCATGCAGAAGCTCGCGCAGATACTGGCACACGAAGGCAAGCCTGTCCGCTGGGTCACCCCTGCGGGCGTCACGTGCATCAACCGTTACCACGAGAGCACCACGCAACGCGTCGAGCTGTTTTGCTACGACAAAGGCGTGAAGCGTCGGACTGAACTAACCATCGCGACTGGTTTGGAAAAGCCTATCGCGAAGGAGAAGGCTGCGGCTGGTATCGCCGCTAACTTCACGCATTCGATGGACGCATCGCACCTCCTGCTTTCAGTGGGTGCCGCTGCCGACGAAGGCATCACCGATATCGCCACGGTGCACGACAGCTTCGGTTGTCTGGCCTGTGACGCCCCTCGGTTCCTGACCATCATCCGCGAAACACTCATGCGGATGTATGCCGACCACGACATCCTCTCGGAGCTTCTTGAAAGCGCCCGGGCGGACCTCACCCCTGCAAGCCAAGAAAAGTTACCCCAGCTGCCTGAGAAGGGCACGCTAGAACTGAAGGAGTTGCTCAATGCAAAATATGCATTCGCCTAAGCCCACCAATCCGCTGCGTGTCTTTACTGCAGCCATCCTCAACGGCGTGCCTGTACCGGAAACGGTGCGGGCTGTGCTGGAGGCCAACGGCGTCAACACCTATGAGCTGGAGCACCGCATGCTGCACCAGCTGACCGCGCGAGCGGCCTAGTCATGCATCGGGTCAAGAAGCTGATCGACAAAGAGCGGCTGGCACGTATCAGCCACTCGCATGGCTTCCACACCACGCACGGTGTCGCCCACGTCTTCTATTTCATCGCAGTGATGACCGAGGGTCACGGACTGTACGCCATCATTGGTGGCGCCATGGTCGTGTTCTCGCTGATCACCGTGGTCACTGGTGACGAAGAGGGCTGATGAACCAACAACAGAAGCGCGGCGCATACCTTTACTCGACCAAGCAGACCCCTCGCGGGTCTGTTGTCGTTTTGGGGGACCGCCTCGTGTCCGACGAGCTGACAACTGAAGAAGCCCAGCACACCGCTGACTGGCTCAACTACAGAAAGATTGCACGGTCATGAAGACGCTCTACCACGGAACATCGTCCATCAACCTCGACAGCATCAAGACCATAGGGCTCGTGCCCGGTCGCGCCAATGGCGGCGATAGCTGGGCCAAGCATCACCGCATGCAGCTCGCACGCCTTGCGTCCACCCGCGAACCCAGCGTGTTCCTCGCTGACGAACCCGAGAAGGCAGAAGACTTCGCCCGCTACGCCGTGGAGGAGATGGGCGGTGAACCCATCATCGTCACAGTGGCCGTGCCTGAGGCCGTGTTCCAGACCTACAAGGTCGATGAACTCTACCATCAGGACAAGCGCAAAGCGCACGCGTGGCGCTGCCCAAGCGTCGATGCCTCCTACGTGGCCGATGTATTGCCCGTACCACCACAGACTGCAGGCCAAGCCGCTCTGGAGCGCCTGATGGAATCCCTGTTCGCATAAGGACTACACAATGAACCTCGTTACCATGAACAACGCTGCGGACTGGCATGCCCACCAAGCCATGAAGGCCTACCGCAAGCGCGACTACGATGTCTTCCGGCGCCACCTGTCGATTGCTGACGGGCTCCGTGAGGCGACAGTGCTGATGGAGGAAGCCGCCTGATGGGCCCCTACTCCATCCGGCCCAACCCCAACGGCTTCGGGTGGGACGTTGTCCGAAGCACGCCCATCACGATCACTGCTGATCTGAAGCAGACCGAAGCCGAAGCACTTGCCTTCGCATTGAACGCGCAGGTGCGTCTCCTTGAAGGACGTCAGAAGTAACAGCGGGCCCGGCTCAACTGCCTCGGGCTCCCTGATCACCTACGACCGCCTTCCCCGCCCTGTGCGGCGCTACCTCGCAAACGCCAACCACAACTGGAGCCCTGATCAGTGCCGAGAGGCATTGGTGAAGCTCGACGGCGAATGCGATGACCTGATCGACCACCTTCGTAGCCTTGAGTACCGCATGCGCGCTGACCACTACGCGATCCTCGCGTCTGGAAAGCCGTACCCAAAGTAACCCTCAAATCCGCTGAACCCACCAGAACGAGAAAGGCACAGCCATGACCACCAAGACCGATTTCACGCCGACCGGCATCAAGCTTGAAGGCCCGTACGAGAACGACCGCAACGGCGAGAATGCTGACCTGTACAAGGCCATCATCCGCGAAGCCTACGGTGTCACTGATGTGATCTGTGGCCACCACCTCGTTTACCAGGTGGAAGATAAGCGGCCTGACGGCTTCACCTACACGTTCGTCGAGGAAGTGCCCAGCGCCGACACGCTGATCTTCGACCACGTCGTGGCCAAGAAGATTTGGGGGGAAGAGAACTTCCGATGGTTCCTCATGCAGCTCGCGCTCGAACCTATCGAGACGCGCGATGCAAAGCTGGCCGAATACTACTACGGGAGAGGCAAGTGAAGTTCAAACTCGACAACTTCGGGGACCTCTCCCTCGACCACAAAGACCGCCAAGGGGATCGCCTTCGGGTGACCCTCTTCGACGACGGCTCCAACCTCATCAGCGTCAACGGCATCGCTGTGTCGATCGGACACAAGAAGCTCCGCAAGCTCGCCCAGCAAATCCTGAAGGAAACCCGCGAATGAAGTCCGAAGTGGATTTTCAGAACATCCTACGTCGCATCAGCTACCCCGGCTTTGAGTATGTCCTGCGCCACGACGGTCACTTCTATTTGCAGATCGACTGCAAGGGTAAGTGCAACGTCACTGGTGAAGACCTGAGCTGGAGCAGCCGCAAGTGGCGCCTGTCCACGCACATGACAGACGGCGAAGTCGTCCAGACCGCCTTCATGGCAACCATGACCGCTATCGAGCACGAGACCCGCGAGAACTTCAAGTATCGCAACGTCACTGTGTTCGATCCTCACTACGACATCGAGAAACTCGTGGCGCTGCGCAGTCAGCCTGACGCCCTCAAGGAGCGAGAAGCAGCATGAAGCATAACGTGATCATCAAGATGGGAGCCTCGCGCTTCGACGTCATCGTCAAGGGCGCCGATGGAAAGCCCGTGACCTTCGACCTGTACCGCATGACGCGGGATCAGCGTCGTCAGTTTCACCGCGAGTTCATGAAGGCCTACCGAGGGAGCGCGGCGTGAAGAAGTTCAACGTCTACTATGGCGACACCATCAGAGCCACTGTCGAGGCCGAGCGGGTGTTCGTGAACACTGATGGACGCCTGTCCTTCTACAACGTCAGCGTCCGCGCAGACGTGGCAGGCTTCAACAGCGGAGCATGGAGCTACTACTCGGAGGTCAAGGATGCTTGAGAAGCTCTTCTACGCCTACATGTTCGCCATCCTGATGATCGGCGCCTTTGGGTCTCTTGTGAATAAGAAATGAAGCGACTGCTGCTTAAGGGGGCCCTAGTGGCCCTCTTCTCATTTGGGGCGACTGCTGCCCTCGCAGGCCCCGCCTGCACCTTTGCGTATCCACGGGGCTACCAAGTCCCCAAGGCTACGAAGAAGAACCCGCTGCACATGTGTGTCAGTGGCGTCTTCACGTCAACATGGGGACCGTGTGTGTCCCGCTACAATATCCAACTGGAGCCGAACGACTGATGTTCTCCAAGATCATTACCTACTTCAAGAACCTCTTCACGACCGTCGAGCACGACGTAGAGGCAATCATCTCCGACTTCACCAACACCGTTGCGAAGCTGGAAGACGCGGCAGCTGCTAAGTTCGCGGAAGCCCGTGACCTAAGTGATAAAGCTGCCAATCTGCAAATTGCTTCTGATGCAGCAAATGATGCTTCGCAGAAAGCTGCTGCCGTTGCAGCAAACATCAAAAGCTTGATCAGCTAAGTGCACGCTGACACACTCTTGGGCGTGTCCATGTTCTGCATGGCCGCGCTCTACATCCTACTGCTACTGAAAGACTGACTACCCATTTCATGACGAAGAAAGTTAAGAAGGTCCTCCCGGCTGCAACATTCGTGTGGCCGAAGCTCAACGAAGTCGATGTTTACCAGCCGGTAGACAAGAAGGGCCGCCCGAGCGGTGCCGAGAAGCGACGGTTCATCAATAACCTGAAGTTCAACGACGCAGATCACCGTGAGGTCGATGCGTGGCTGGACGAGATGATGACGCTGTTTGAGGTCGAGGACGGCAAGAAGCCTTGGCGGAAGGACAAGAAGACGGGTGAGCTGACCCTTACCGTCACCAGCGGCGAGCAGTATCGCCCGACCGTGTACGACGCGAAGAAGCAGGAAGTCCCTGTGACCGTCAAAATTGGTGGCGGCTCCAAGGGCAAGGTCTACGTGACCGTCAATCCTTACACAGGCTTCGGCGGCGGCATCAACCTGTACATGAACAGCATCCAGTTGCTGGAGCTGCAGCAGCGCGATGAGAACCCCTTCGACGAGGAAGAGGGTTTCGCAGGCAAGGCGAAGAGTGACGACGGCGAAGACCAAGGTGGCCCTGAGGGCACCGAGGACGACGAAGACGACATTCCGTTCTAATGGCCAAGCCCGCCCTCACTCTTGAGCCCAACTTTCGTTCTGGGCTTGAGAAGAAGGTAGCGGAGCAGCTTGATAAGGAAGGCGTAGCGTATCACCACGAAGCAAAGTGGGTGCGCTACGTCGTTCCTGAGCGAGAGGCCAAGTACCTTCCAGACTTTTCGTTCGACGACGGCGAAGAGATTTGTCCGATCATCATTGAGGCCAAGGGCCGCTTTGGTGGTGGCAATCCCAAGTTCAAGATGTCGAACAGTGGTGACAGCGCCAAGGAACGCCAGAAGCTGATCCTCTTGAAGGAGCAGCATCCTGAGCTGGACATCCGCCTCGTATTCGAGCGCGCGTCCTCCCCGATCTATCCGAAATCACCGACCACTCAAGGCAAGTGGGCCACGGACCATGGGTTCAAATGGTCTGACAAAGGCCACGTGCCGCAGGAGTGGATCGACGAAATCACGGCTTGGAAGCTCAACCGCTCCAAGACGGTTCTCACCCCAGTCAGAAAAAAGAGGAAGTAATCATGTCGGACACGTTCACCATCGGCAGCACCACGGACCTCGCTACCGATATCAATCTCGGAAACCAGCAGCGCATCATCCTGCAGCACCTGAAGGATGGCAAGAACATCACCCAGATGAAGGCCATGGGCGTCTACCATGTTGCACGTCTGTCCGATGTGATCATGAAGCTGCGCCGCAAGGGCTACGACATCGTCACTGATGTTTGCCACGACGAAGTGGGCGGCACCTACGCGAGCTATCGCCTCGCCTGATGGGCACACTACTGCGTAAGGAGGGATGCCCTTGGTGTCCCTCCTCTGACGCCTTCGCCATCTACGACGAAGGTCCCCCTAAATGCTTCAGCTGCGAGAAGGTGGGATACCCAGATGGGCCCCACGTAACGAAGAGGCGTGTGAAGGAAGAGACTGAAGAAACCAAACCGTGGTCACCCATTGCGGGTCACTACGCAGACCTGACGGCCCGAGGGATCACCGAGGAGACCTGCAGGAAGTGCGACTACCAGATTGGTGAGCTGAGCAGTGGCAAGCGTGTCCACATCCAGCTGATCAAAGACGACACTGGCAAGCTAATTGACCAGAAGACCCGCGACAGCAAGAAGCAGTTCGCATGGATCGCCAAGAGCGGATTCACGGGCATCACTGGCTCGTGGTCGTGGCCTGAGAAAGGCCGCACCGTAGTAATCACCGAGGGCGAGATTGACAGGATGTCTGTCAGTCAGGCTTTCGACAACAAGTACCCCACGGGCTCCCTGCCAAACGGCTCCAGCTCCGTGAAGAAGGCGCTGCTGGCTGACTGGGAGAAGCTCCTACGCTTCGATCACATCATCCTGTGCTTCGACAATGACGAGCCGGGACAGAAGGCTCTCAGCGAAGCCTGCGAGATACTGCCGGTTGGTCGCGTCAAGATCATGACGCTGTCCCGCAAGGACGCCAACGAGGTGCTCACGAAGGACGGCCCGGGACCGCTGATCAAAGCGTACTGGGATGCGAAGCCTTACAGACCCGATGGCATCCGCGAGGGACGCGAGTTCACCAAGGAACGCCTGAAGCGCGTTCGCAAGCGGGGCTACTCACTGCCCTACCCCGAGCTGAACGACAAGCTCATGGGGCTCCGCAAGGCCGAGGTGACGACGCTCACTGCGGGCTCTGGCATCGGTAAGTCCACACTGGCGCGTGCCATCGCTTACCACCTGCGCATGGAGCACTCCCTGAAGATTGGCAACATCTTCTTGGAGGAGGACAACGACACGTCGGTTGACGCCTACGTTGGCCTGCATGCTGGTGTGCCGCTGAAGCGCATCCTCGACAACCCTGAGGTCATCACCGACGACCAATGGGACGCAGCGCTGGCAGCTGTGGTCTGGGACAACATGATGTTCTACGACCACTTCGGTTCGCTTGAGAGCAACCGGCTGCTGACCATGATGCGTTACATGGCGGCCAGTGGGTGCGACTTCATCGTGCTCGACCACATCTCGATTGTTACCTCCGGTCTGGAGAGCAGCAGCGAGGGCGAACGTAAAGACATCGACATCCTCATGACCAAGCTGGCGTCCTTCGTGAAGGAGACTGGCGTGGGTGTGATTGCGATTGTCCATCTCAAGCGCTCGCAGGGGAAGAACTTCAACGAGGGTAGTCAGGTCAGCGCGAACGATTTGCGCGGCTCGGCATCCATCGAGCAGCTCTCCTACAACATCATCGCGCTGGAGCGAAACCAGCAGGACGCGAAGACCAAGCATCTGCAAAAGCTGCGCGTCATCAAGTGCCGCATCACTGGTGACACTGGTGAAGCCGACACGCTGGAGTGGGACATCGAACGTGGCGCCTACAAACTCGCCTGTCCATTCGAAGCAGCTGGTGGCGACCCCGCCAATGCAGAAGGAGAAGACATACCATTCTGAGACTTCTATTTGATACGGAGAGTAACGGCTTCGTAGCAAACGCAACCAAGATACACTGCTCTGGACGTATCAACGTCGAGACTGGCGAGAAGGCAGGCTACCGCCCTCACCAGATCAAGGAAGCAGTCGAGGAGCTGGACAGCGCAGACGAGCTGATCGGCCACAACATCATCCGCCATGACATCCCGCTGCTGACCAAGCTGACGAGATGGAAGCCACGGCGCGGCGTTATCATCCGCGACACCATGGTCATGGCACGCCTGAAGTATCCCGGCGTCAAGTCGAGCGATGACGAGCTTATTCGTCAAGGCAAGATGCCACCAGGTAAGAAGTACAAAGGCAAGCACACCATCGGTGCGTGGGGCTATCGCCTCGGCAATCCGAAGGGTGACTACGCTGACCTGATGGAAGCCAAGGCCCGCGCTGCGGGACTGGAGCATCCGAAGGACATCGCCAACTTCGTGTGGGGCGAGTTCAGCGAAGAGATGTTCGACTACATGATGCAGGACTGCGAGAGCAACCTGTCCCTGTGGAAGCACATCAACCCTGATGAATACTCGCAGGATGCCATCGAGCTGGAGCACCGCGTGTCCGTCGTCGTTAATTCGATGGAGGAACACGGCGTCCCTTTCGACCTGAGGGCAGCGGGGGAGCTACAAGCTAACCTCACGCAGCGTCAGCACGAGCTGGAGAAGTCTCTCAAAGAGCACTACGGCTTCTGGTACGCGCCCGTCAGTCCCGACCCTACGAAGAGCATCTTCATTCCGAAGAAGCCCAACAAGCCAGCAACGGCTGAGCTGGGTGACGACGGCAATTGGCATTGGTCAAACCCCGGCTACTGGGGTGAGCTGGGCGACACGCCCGAGCTGGTGATGCAGAAGAATGGCAAGCCCAAAATGGTGCTGCCGTTCAAAGGCTATCCCTGCACCAAGCTGAAGAAAGTCTCGTTCAACCCGGGCTCACGTGATCACATCGCCAAGGTGCTGATCGAGCGAGGCTGGGAGCCGTCCAAGTTCACGGAAGGCGGCAAGCCACAGATCGACGAAGAAGTCATCGAAAGCATCGTTGCTCGGTATCCCGAGATGGACGGCCTCGGTGATCTGATGATGATCGAGAAGCGACTGTCGCAACTCTGTGGCACTGACAACTCGCTGATGGCCTCCGTCAAGGAAGACGGCTGCATCCATGGCGTGATCAACCCAATGGGCACCATCACGTCACGTGGCGCGCACATGTTCCCCAATCTGGGACAGGTGCCATCCGCAAAGAAGCCCTACGGTCCTGAGTTCCGCGCGCTGTTCATGTGCGGCTCTGCGATGCCTAAGGGCTGGGTTGCTCTCGGCGCCGACCAAGAGGGCTTGGAGCTACGCGGGCTTGCACACTACCTCGCCAAGGAAGACGGCGGTGAGTATGCGAAGACCGTGCTGGAAGGTGATCCTCACTGGCTACATGCGGTTGTCATGGGGCTGGCCGAGGGCGAGCGTGACAAGCACAACAAGCTGCACACCATCATCCGTGAGGACGGCAGCAAGCGCTTCATCTACGCCTACATCTACGGCTGCGGTGACGAGAAGGCAGGCTCCATCATCTACGAAGCGCTGCTCAACGCGCTGCGCAATGGTGGCCCTGAGGGCGTCGAGGTCTACACCAAGTTCTTTGGTGACCCTAAGTCCCCTCCTCGCAACGCCACCATCAAGGCTGTGGGCAAGAAGGTACGCAATGCGTTCCTGACGCGCATCAAGGGCTTCGACAAACTTCGCAAGCAGCTCACTGAGCAAGTAGCGAAACGCAATCGTGTCCCGGGTCTCGATGGTCGCCGCATTCCGGTCAGGTCAGAGCACTCAGCTCTGAACTTCCTGATCCAGAGCGCTGGCGCCATCATCTGCAAGCGCTGGCTCGCTGACGCCTTCGAAGAGTGCTGTTCCAAATTCAAACTAGGTTGGGACGGCGACTTTGTCTTCGTCCTGTGGGTCCATGATGAAATCCAAGTCTGCTGCCGCAAGGAAGTCGCCGCCGAAATCGGTGAAATCCTCGTCCGCAACGCGAGGTCGGCGGGTGAGCCCTACGGCTTCCGCGTCCCTCTCGATAGCAAGGCCGTCCAAGGTCTCAGCTGGAAAGACACTCACTAACACTGATCCACTTGTTCGGCTCCGGCGCACCCTGCGGGAATGCTGGCGTGAGCACGTGCGCATCAAATCCGACTTCGCAAGGAAGGAGGCAGACATCATCGCGATGGCTGCTTCCCTGCACCTGATCACCACCAAGGTGGGCACCAACCGCTTCGCCAAGACGTGGCACATCACCACCAAGGGCCTAGCGTGGCTCAACGAGAAGGAAGACTAATGCAATTCGCTGAATTGAATATCGACGCCATGAAGCGGGCTACTGACTTCATCGTGGGCTCCGAGGGCACTGCGGTCATCGCTGGCACCTACCACGCCATCGCCGCTGCAATGCAGGCTGCGTACAACGAAGGCTACCAAGAAGGCCGCGCGTCCGAAGCTGAAGCTAACGAAGAGCGTCTCGACAACGCATTCGACGAAGGCTTCGAACAAGGCGCCGCGTTCCAGTCGCTGGAAGACGAAGAGGACACCAACCAGACCGCAGCCGAATGCTTCGACGACGGATACCTGGAGGGCGTCGGGGACACACTGTCCCGTCCGTTCTTCGCCTCGAACGAGGTCCAGCGCATCCTCAATGCTCGTGCTGCGGACTACTTCGAAGCCCTTGAGGCGACCGACGAGTTCGTGATCGACGAGGCCTAATGACTAAGAAGGTTGTACTGATCGACGGCGACGAGTTCATCTTTAAGAGCTGTGCCGCCGTCGAGGAAGTGGTGAAGTGGGACGACCAGAACCACGTTCGCTACGCCAATCCGAATAAGGCTTGGATGATTCTGTCGCAGATGGTCGAGCGTATCTTCGACCGCTTCGATACCCGGGAGCACACTGTGTGTTTCTCCACGGAGCCTCGCACCAACTTCCGCTACGCTGTCGATCCGACCTACAAGAACAATCGGTCTGAGAGCGTAAAGCCTATCTGCTACGCCACCATGCGCGAGCGGATGCAGGAAGAATACACGTGGAAAGACTTCCATGATCTGGAGGCGGATGACGTGATGGGTATGTTGGCCACCCAGCCGACCAAGGCCCACAAGATCATCGTCAGCCAAGATAAGGACATGAAGACCATCCCGGGCACCGTGTGGACCGGCAAGGACCTTCTGACCATCACACCAATCGAAGCCGACTACTGGCATATGTACCAGACCCTCGTTGGCGATACCTCGGACGGCTACAAAGGTTGTCCCGGTGTCGGCAAGGTGAAGGCAGAGAAGCTGTTGAATGAATGCATCAACGAGAAGGGCGTGCACACCATGTGGCCCACTGTCGTTGAGCAATACACCAACAAAGGTCTCACCGAGGAAGACGCACTGACACAGGCACGCCTTGCGCGCATCCTGCGTTGGAGCGACTGGGACGCTGACAACAAGAAGCCCAAGCTCTGGAGCCCAAGCAATTGACAATCTATGTGGACCTCGACGGGGTCATGGCCGACTACGACACAGCGGCCAACAAGATACTCGGCACACCGAACCATTATCAGTATGAGTTCATCTGGGGTGCCGACGACTACTGGAAGCGCCTGCACGCGAAGGGCAACTTCTTTGAGACCCTGCCGCTGATGCCAGACGCAAAGACGCTCTGGAACCGGCTAAGGGACGCTGGAGAGAAGCCCGAGATACTCACGGCCCTGCCGAAGACCAACGGAGACGTGGTCGATAAGCAGAAGCGCCGCTGGGTGAAGGACAAGCTCGACTATCAGGCCGTGGTGCACACCTGCCTGACGCACGAGAAGCCCAACTACTGTCAACCCGGTGACGTCCTGATCGACGACCGCGCAATCAATCGAGCTGCGTGGACCGCCAAGGGTGGCATCTACATCATTCACAACGCCGCGTGGCGCACCATTGGCACGCTGGAAGCATTGGGGATCATCAAGTAATGGCTGATGGCGACTACATGACACACATCACCAACACTCCGCGTGCGGGCGACAGCCTGCAGGACCTTTACGACCGCGCCGACCGTTCGCGTGCTCTACAGGCCCATGTGCCTCCGTTCGACACCGTGGACCACTCCGACGTGATCGACAGCATCTTCAAAATCGAGCCGGTGCTGCCGCGTCCCCGTGGCTCCGATCTGCAGCCGCAGACGCCTGCTGCTGTTCGCGAGTTCGGCACAGGGGCAACCCGTGACCTCGACGCCAACAAGCTCGACTTCGAAGGCTTCCTGAGCCCTCTCGTCCTCGAACGTTACGCCGAGCACATGCACAAGGCACGGCGCATGCCTGACGGCTCGATGCGCGAGAGCGACAACTGGCAGCTGGGTATCCCTATGGGCGTCTACATCAAGAGCCTGTGGCGACACTTCTTTGCCGTGTGGAAGCTCTGGCGTGGCCTGCCTGTGACGGAAGTGGTCAAGGGCGAGACCATCGTGAAGGACTTGGATACCGAGCTGTGCGCGCTGCTGTTCAACGCAAGCGGCATGCTCCACGAGCACCTGAAGGCCAAGAAGAATGGTTGAGTACAAGAACAACCCCACGGTCTGTTGTGTGCTGCTGTGGCTCCAAGAACGGG